CGGCTTTCGAGCGGGTATCGCCCTGGGCGTCGAGGAGCGCGAATTCCTTGCGCTTGAGCACCGTGCGGACTCCGAAGGCGATCCCCATCGTCAGCCGCGCCGCCGCGAGGCTGACCCACGGCTTGTTGGAGACCGGGTTGGCGAGGGTGCGGAACCCTTTGTTCGTCACCTGACCGTCCTCGAAGACGGAGACGTTGATCCCCGCCGCGTTGAGGTCGGCCCGCTCCTGCTCGGTGCAGGTCTGCGTGACCCGGAGGGCGTAGGACGACTTCCCCATCGGGCCGGCGACGGCGACATTGCTGTGCCCCTTCTGGCGGTCGGCCGCGGCGATCAGCCCGAGCATGGCGCCGCTCTTCGGCACGATCCGCGTCGTGCCGAGGGAGAGGCCCGGAACCTCCTCCGGGGGCCAGAACAGACCCCCGTCTTTCCCGCCGGGAAGCGCCCGCAGGGCGGCGGCGTCTTCCAGCAGGTCTCCGACATCGGCCGTGTCTTCGGCGTCGAGTACCGCTTTGCGAGACGTCGCCGCGCAATGCTCGAGGACCGCTTTATGGACGGCTTCGGTGGTGAAGCCCGGAGCGGCGACCTGGCCGGGGCCGAGGTCGGCGGTGAACAGCTTGAGCGCCTCGACGATCGTTTCGGCATCCACCGAGTCGAGATCGTCGTCGCCGCCGCTGAGCGAGCCTTCGGAGACCACCGGGTTTCCGCCGGCGAGGTCTTTCACTCGGGCGAGCTGCGCTTCGCTGCTGGCCCAGGCAACTGCCTCGGCGTTGGTGGTGAGATCCGGGGACGTCTCGACTTCGCCGTCGAGGATGAAGACGAGCCGGAAGCTTCCCGGGCCGCTGCCGGCGATCACTTTCCAGTCGACGTCGTTGCCCCATTCGCCCTCCGAGGAGGCGATGATTTCCAGCGTGTTTTTGGCGCCTTCGCCGACGCCGTCTTTGACTTTGCCGCTGGCGGCTTTGGCCGCTTTGCCGACCAGGCGGGCGAAGTACGCCAGCCCGAGACCCTCGCGGAATGCCACGTCGAGAGCGTCGTAGACGACGCCGTTGGCGAGGCGCTCGCCGGTTTCGCGAACCAGGTTCGGCAGCGACCGCAGCGCTACAGCTCGGTCGGTCGGGCCTCGCTTGGTGATGCCGACGACGAAAGCCGTCCCGGTGTCTCCAGGGGTGAAGGTACGGGAAGTCGTCTCCCCGATCGTGACATCGGTGCCGGTGAGAACACCACTCATTTTGGATCATCCTCCTTATTCGGCCCCGAACTCGTCGGCGCTTTCGATCGCCGCGACTGGCGCGACGGGGTTGATTTGGCAGCCGGCTCTGGTGCCGGCGGCGCTGCTTTCTCGCCCTCCGGGTTGGGGGGCGTCGCGTTGGGCTCGGGCGCCGGTGCCTCGCCCTCCTCATCCGCCTCCTCCTGGCGGCGGATGAGGGCACCGCGCTCGATCAAGCGGGTGTTGGGCTCGGCCTCGCGGTCGGGGATCTCCTGACCGGGGAAGACCATCCGCCCGCTTTTCAAGGTCTCCTTCGTAGCGCTGGTGACGACATAGGTCATGGTTGGATCTCCGTTTCGGTGGCGACTTCTTTGACGACCGGCCACTCATTGGGGATTGACGAACTGTCGGCGCCGGGTCCCCGGCGCCACGAGACGATGCCGTCGCGGTCGACGGCGAAGCGGTTGACGACTGAGCAAATCGAGGACTCCGGGTTTTCGACATCGGGAACCGCAAGCCCCGGCGTCTCCCCCAGCCAGCGACACACTTGTCCTTCTTCGCCGAGGCTGCGGCGCTGGATGAGCGCGCCCCTAACCGCGGCGCCGTAGGTCTGGGCGTAGCGCCGCGCCTGCGGTCCTTTCGCGGCCTGCACCGTCACCACGACATCCACCCGCCACGGAGCGCGGTACACACCGCCTTCTGCCTCCTCGGGGTCCTCGATCGTCCCGCCCGAGACCACCAGGAGGGCTGGCATTCCCTGAGAAGGCCAGTCATCGGGTAGCTCGCTCTCCAGGCCCCACGATCTCACCCGCTCGATTCCCTCGGAGATGTCGTTCAACTCACAGGCAACGGTCAGGTAGCCAGGGAGTCGGTCGCGTAGGGTCGCCAGCACCGAGCGCTCAAGGAGGTGTGCGCTGAAGAGCGGCCCGACTACAGGGTGTTCTTTCATCCCGCCCGTCCCATCAGCCGGTTTTCGACGATGCGCAGGGCGAACTCCTCGTCGCGTGGATGGATTCCGATCATCGGCCGCGCCGGCATCCCCGCCCGCTTGGGGTTGATGTGGAAGCGGGCGTAGAAGATGCTGAGGCCGGCGCTCGCCATGCTTCGGGTCGCCCTACTGCGGCTGCCCGCCCCACCTTCAGCGGCCTGCTGCAGGTCGCCGCTAAACACCATCGTTGAGGACAGGGAGGCGACCCCGTGGCGTGCCTTCTTGCGAACGGTGGCCTCGGCGTCCGGCGCCCAGGGAGTGCCGAGATATGCGCCCTTCGTCTGGAACTGTTTTCGGTGCCCCTCCAGCAGCAGAGCTTTGACCTGCCGCATCGCCGGACTCATGTCTTCGGCGCGGAAGACCAAGTCGCGCAGCTCGCCGACGGCAGCGTCAACGCCGCTGATCGTCATGTCAAATTGCGGCGTCATTCTTTAGGCGAAGAGATCGCGCATCTGCGAGGCGGTCAGAAGCGTTTTCATCGCCGCGTCGGCGTCGATGCGAAGCTGGAGGTAAGGCGAGCGCTCGCCGCCGCCAGAGGTACGGAACTTCGAGAGCTCCGCCGCCAGCGCCGCCTTCAGGGTTGCCGCCCGCTTGGCGGATTTGAAGGAGGCTTCGGGCACCTCTCCGCCCGGGAAGTGCCCCGCCACGTCTTCGCAGGCGTCGGTGATGTGTTTCTCCACCTCATCGTGAGTGGGGCTAGTGGCCTCGGTGAAGTCGCCAGCTTCGGACCCCCCGACGACATCGTCGAGGGGGTCCGAAGCCACCTGGCCGTCTTGGTAGGTACGCGACCGGATCGTGGCCGCGACGTCCTCGACGCTGGGCCGCCAACCGCTCGGGGAGGAGGCGACGATCGGCACCGGCGCTCAGCCCTTTACTTGCCGCTGCGGGAGGAGGATTTCTCCTTGGCCTCCGCCTCGGCGGCAGCTTTCTCTTCCGCGGCCTTGGCCTCGGCTGCCGCCTTTTCCTCGGCAGCTTTCGCCTCCTTGGCCTCCGCCTCGGCGGCTTTCTCCGCTTGCGCTGCCTCGGTCGTGGTTTCTGCTGGCGTGGCCTTGCGCTCCGTGGTGACGCGGGTGGGGCCGTCGACCTCGAAGCCCTCCGGAATCGGCTGGCCCTCCGCGGCTACCAGCACCCGGCGACCATGACCGTCTTGGCCGTAGATGCGTCGATCTGCAATCTGCTTTCGCACGGTTCTTTCTCCTTCGCAGGTAGGAAGCCGAGCCGGGGCAGGCGCCCTCGGCTCGGCTCAGGGGGTTACGGGGCGGGGCTGATCTCGCAGAGGCCCTCCGGCTGCGGCACGACCGACACCGCCGCCATCTCGGCCAGCACGGCGACCAGGTTCCGGGTGAAGAAGTCTTCGTGGCTGTCGGAAGCCAGGACCGTCACCCCTTCCTGGATGTAGAGCTCGACGACCGAGAAGTCGCCGGCCACCGGCTGTTCCTGCGGGAACTGCGCCGCTTCGACTCCGGGCACGCCCCAGTAGGTCGACGGTCCCGCCTGCGAGGGCGGACCGAAGATGTAGTTGCCGTTTTTGTCCTTCGACAGCCTGACTTCCTCGGCATCCAGCGGGTTCAGCCCGACGACGAGGCCGGTGTCGAAGAACGCCAGCCGCAGGCGCGTCAGCGCCCGGAGGATGTCGTCGACCAGCGGGTCGCCTTCGTTCCGGTCCTGGTGCTGAATCCCCGGCGTGTTCAGGAAGCCGAGGAGGTGATCCCCGACGCCGCTGCCGGCGATGATTTCGTCTTCCAGCTTCTCGAGCAGCCCGCGGCTGAGGCGGTTGTCGATGATGCCCCGGACCTGCGGCGCGTTCCGCAGCGTCTTCCGGGTGGCGGCGATCCAGTGTGCGATCTGCTCGACGCTCGCCGACTTCTTCTCGAAGGAGAGTTTCGACTGGGGCTTGACCCCACCTTTGACCGTCGTCACTTCCCCGCCGATTTTCGCGTCGGTCTGCGCCTCCGGGACGACCGCGGCGTTGTTCACCCAGCCGGTCTCGACGACGTAGTCGATCGAGTCGGTGTCGGTGCCCGCGACCGAGATCAGGTCGAGCAGCTTCAGCGGCCGGAAACGCGGTTCGATCAGGCCCCGGTGCTTCGGTTCGATGAACGGACGCACGGTGTCTTCACCCGCATCGTCGGTGACGATCACCGCGGCGTTGAGCTGCAGCGCTGCGATCAGCTCGTCCCGCTTCATCATCTGCCCCAGCTCGACCCGGCCCAGGGCCGCGGTCGACTGGAGTGCCCCGGAGTCGCGAAGCGTCTGGTACGCCTGCGACCCGATCACGCGGGCGCCATAGCTCTCGCGGGAGTGCAGCCCGTCTTTGACGTGCTCGCGGACCTGGCGAGCGGCGCGATCGCCCTCGCTGCCGTTCTCGGCCATCATCGCCCAGAGCTTCTCCCGCTGGTCCTGCAGGGTCTCGACCTTGTCGGCCTTCTCCCCGTACTGCTGGTGGAGCTCGTGGGCGGCCTGGAACTCCTCGGAGCTCTCGTCGGTGATGTCGACGTCGGACGCGGCGAGGGCTTTGCGCTTCTCGTCGAACTTCGTCCAAGCCTCACCGGCCTGCTGTTTCGTCGAAGCGATCTCGGCGTCGAGAGCGTCGACCTTCTCTTTCAATGCGGCGTCAGGCATCTGCCTTCCTCCTTAGTGGCGCTCCCGCGCCAGTAGAAGCGCCCGGGTCTCCGTGCGCTGGTGGGTGTTTTGTTGACGCGCACGGGGGCGCTCGGGAGCGCGGCCGGTAAGCCGTGCAACAAGCTCCTCGTACGTCTCGACGCGGTCGGCCATGCCTGCCGCGACAGCGTTCTGGGCGGTGACCATGCGGCCCTCGCCGAACTTCTCGCGCACGGTGCCTGCATCGACACCGCGCCCCGCCGCCACGTCGGCGACGAAGATTTCGTAGAACTCCTTGCAGACCGCTTGGAACGCGGCCTTCGCCTCGTCAGAGAGGGGTTCGTCGGGGTTCCCCTCGATCTTGTAGCGGCCCTCGTAGATGTAGGTCGGGTTGATCCCGATCCGCTCGTTGAGCCCGCTTTCGTCCCAGTGGAGCATGAAGACGCCGATCGAGCCGACCTCTCCGCTCGGGGTGACGACGAGTTCGCTTGCCTGCGAGGCGAGCGCATAGGCGGCGCTGCCGGCGTCGGTGTTGGCAATCGCCGTGATCGGCTTCTTGTCACGGGCGGCGCGGATCTCCGCCGCGGTCTCGGTGACGAGGTCCGTCGAGCCGCCTGGTGAGTCGATGTCGAGCAGGATTCCGCCGACGTCGTCGTTGGCGAGCGCTTCCCGGAGGGAGCTGCGGAAGCTTTCGAGACCGCCGCCACCGCCGAAGAGGAGCGACAGGAAGGAGCCCCGGGGGGTGATTAGCCCGCGCAGCGGGATCACGGCGAGGTCGCCGTGCTGTTCGAGGCCGCGGCCGCGAAGAGCTCGTGCCGCCTCGGTCGCCGCTACCAGCTCGGGCGACTCGACTGCGGGAACTTCGCCGCGAGACACGAGACCGGCGAGGGTGTCGGCCATCTCCTGACGGACCGCCCAGGGCGATTGCCGGAGTTCTGAGAGCGCAGCGATCCGATCGCCGCGGCGGGGTACCGTCATGAGGGAGGTTCCCTTTCCTTGGTAGGGGGACTTGACTGCTAGGCGGCGAGCGCGCGCTCGACGGCAGCTTCAAACGCCTGCATCTGCGCTTCGCTCGGTGCGGCGCCCGGGTTGCCCGGTTCCGATGCCAGGTTGTTGGCCGGGATGAGCGGCGCGTTGCACCACTCCTCCGAGAAGGCCGGGAGGTTCTGGACCGCCCGCGCCTCGTTGATGGTCATCAGGCCCGAAGTCACTGCGATCTTCAGGGCGTTGATCTCCTTGACCTTGTCGCCCTTGAGCACCTCCGCAAGGTCGAACTCGACGAAGAGGCCCTGGAAGGCGGGCTCAGGGTCGATCACCTGCGCCTGGAAGCTCTCCTCGAAGAGGGTCAGCCACGGACCCAGAACGGTCGTGTAGAGCATTCGGTGCAGCTCGGCGACGTTGGAGTACGTCGCGTGGTCGAGGATGCCGACGAGGGGTTGCGGGACTTCGTACACCGCTGCGATCTCCTCGCGGCTCAGCTTGCGCTGTTCGATCAGCTCCGCCTCATGGGCGGAGTGGGCGATGCTTTCCCACTTGAACCCGCCCGGAAGAAGTGCCGGTCGGCCGGCGTTCTGGGAGCCTGCATAGGCGGCGTCGAGGTCTTCGCGCATCTCCCGACGGAGGTCTTTGTCGAGGATGACCCCCGGGGCATCGCCGCCCGTGATCTCCGGCATCGTGATTGCCGAGGGCGGACGGGCGCCCTGGCGCAGGTAGGACTCCTGGTACTCCTGGGCCGACGTGTCGATCCGGACCGTCACTCCGAGCTGCTCGAGGGGCGACACCCCGATCGGGCAATCGACCGCCTCCCAGTGGAGGTGGATCACGTCCTCGGGGTCGAGCGTGACGATCGAGCCGTACTCGGTCGTCTGCCAGAACCGGATCGGTTCACCTTTTTCGTAGTGCGCCCACATGTACCGCCAGTCGAGCGGCCAGAGGCGGTTGGGGGGCTGGCCGGCTCGGGCGCGGCTGGCGAGAAGGGTGCTGTTGCCGTGCAGCAGCAGCGGCTTCGCGAGCCATTGCTTGAGCTGGGTCGCGCCGCAGCGAGGGGCCGGTTTCTGGATCAGGTCGACGAGCCTGTGGTTCGTCACCCGTTCCCGCTCGTTCTGGCTGTTCTTCTTGTAGACCTTGAGCGGCAGCCGCGATATCTGCCGCGAGAAGACGTTGACTGCCGCGGCGACGGTCGGCTGGGTGCGGTAGATCTCGTTGTAGGAGATCGGTCGGCCGTCGAGCAGGGTCAGCCCCGAGGAGCCCCACATCCCGAACGGGATCGACGGGCGGGCGATCGTGTTCCGCCCGCTGGGCGATCTCAGAAACGGCCCGCCTGAGACGAGGTCGCGGCCCTCGCTGGTACGGAGGATCTGGCCCTGGTCGTCAACGACGACGGTCACTTGACCTCATCCCGGCTCACCTCGAAGCGCTCGCTGGCGACCTTCTCGCCGGCATCCGGACGTGCAAAGCCCGTGACATCCTGCGCCCAACTCACGTTTGAGAGAAGCAGCACCACCTCGCCGCCGATCGCGAGCTTCTCGTCCAGCAGTTCAGCCTGCTCCAGGACGATGCAGTCGGCGTGCTCGGCGCTCAGCACCCCTCGGAAGGAGCGGCCGTCTCTCGTGTGGACGACCAGAGACCGCCGCATCCGCCGGCGCAGCCCGCTCCGACGGGTGAACCAAACCGCGGCACCCACTGCGGCGGTGCCGACGAGAAGAAGCAGGGTAAGCAGAAGAGGCGCGGTCATAGGACTCCAATCCGGTTTTTGGCGTACCAGTCGGCCGGCGATTCCTCGCGCAGCTCGGCGACGGCGACGGTGTGGACCATCGACGCGGCGTCGAGGCCGTCGATCACGCGGCGGTCCTGCTCGCGTGGGTTGCGGCGGCTGTCAGAGGGGCGGTCGAAGCGCTTGCGGTCGCCGGGTAGGTTCCGGACGACCGCGTTCATCGCGTGCTGGCGGAGGGCGGGGTCGCCGTCGTGTTTGATCCAGCCCTCTCGCAGACCGTCCATGAAGTTCAGGTAGTCCTGGCTGGCCGGCTCATTGGTGCGCCCGCGGTCAACGACTGAGACGCCCAGCTCCTCGATCAGCCACTCGGCGATCGTCTCGCCCTTCTCGCGGTCCATGACGACCATGCCGATCGGGTTGCGCTCGTTGATTTCCTCGAACGCTTCCTTGATTAGGCGGGACTCCAGCATCGACCCGTCGCGGGGCGGAGTGAGGATTCGCGGTTCGCCGAAGAGTCGCTTCTTATATTCCGGAACCCAGAGCGGCACGATCCCCGTGCAGTCGTACTTCCAAGCGATGTCGAGACCGACGTCGACCGACTCTCCCTCGGGGATCGCCTCCTCGGTCGCGGCGCCGTCCCACTCCTCGTCGGTGATCGCGGCGTGGGCTGAGCGGGAGGCGATGTTGCAGGTGCGGCGCAGCCAGTCCTCGCCGTAGTCGAGGGTCGGGCTGCCGAGCTTCTCGGCCAGGTCAGCGACCGTGATAGTCGGCAGAGGGTTTGCCTGCTTGACGATCTCCAGGTCTTTGGCCTGCTCGAGCTCGGGCACCTTGAACTCGTGCATCACCACCCCGCCGCCCTCGGCCCGCAGGTAGCCCCCGTCGCGGCGGCGCTCGGTGGCGCTGTCGCGGATCGCGTCGCGGGTGGTCTCGAAGTCGCTCCCCGGTTCCCCGGCGGTGGAGATCATCCCGATCTTCGCCCGCCGCTTGTTGAGCTTGCCTTTCCAGGTTCGGTAGAGGCCGAGGTCCTTGTGCCGATGGCCCTCGTCCACCAGCGCGAAGGGGAACGGGATCACGCCGTCGCCCGTTCCCTGGTCGGCGGCGTAGACCTTGATGCCTTTGCCGCCGTTGCGGAGGCTCTTGATCTTGCGGTACCCCTCGTAGACCCGGAAGCGCTTTTCAAGCCCGGGCGTCCGCTCGACGAAGCCGGTGGCCTGGCCAAACATGATCTCCGCCTGGTCGCGGGAGCTGGCGGCGATCGGTATCCAGGGGCTCGGCGCGAAGTCGCCGCCGTAAAGGGCGATGCCCGCCATCAGCGTCGTCTTCGCGTTCCCCTCCGGGATGATCGCCCAGATCTCCCGGTACTCGGCGAAGAAGCTCTCCGCGATTTCAAGCTGGAAGTCCTGGACCGGCCAGCGCTCCCCGGTGTCCAAGACCAGCAGCTCGGCGTACATCCGAAAGTGGTCGATCGTGAAGGCTTTAGCCCTGCTTCGCCTCCCTGCGCTGGGCGAGCTCGTCGTCTGGCTCGAGGTCATCGAACTCGCTCCTCTCGCTGTCGTCGTCGCCGGGGGATCGCTTGGCGCGGAGGATTTCGTGCGCCAGCTTCATCGCAGCGACCGAGCCGCCCCTCGCGGCCTTGGAAACGACCAACAGCAGCTCCTTCTCAGTGAGCGGCGCCTCCTTCTCGGATGCCTCCTGACGAGCGTCTTCAACGGCACGGGCGAACTCGAAGTAGTCGCCCTCCTCTTCCTTGTTGCCGCGGGTGATCCAGCTCTTGACAGTCTTCTTGCGGACGTCAACGACGCGGCAGGCGTCCTCGGTCGAGAGGCCGTCGCGGAAGCACTCAAGCAAGCCCTCGCGAACTTCCGGGGTGAATTTCGAGGCTGCCACTCAGACCCGCCCCTCTCGTGATTTGGCTTTTTTTCGCAGGAAGCCCAGCGGCGGTGCCGTAGGGGTCAGGCCCCGTGATGAACCCCCCCCCCTACCCCCTGCGCTGCCGCCTCTCGCGGCGGTGCTTATCCAGGTGGTGCTCGGCACAGCGGGTTCGCAGATTGGCGTCGTCGTTGGTGCCGCCATCCTCCAGCGCTACTACGTGGTCGACTTCGAGGCCGGCGGTCTCGGTGCATCGAGTCCCATCGTCGAGGATCTCCGTGCATCGGTGGCCGTCGCGCTTCTTGATCCGGGCGGTGATCCGGCTCCACTCCCAGCCGCTACCGATCTTGCGGCTCTGCTGCTTTTCCCTGCTGGCCTGCTGCTGATGTTCGGGGCAGTACTTGCTCCGCCCTTTGGTGATGCGGCCGCACCAGCAGGACCGCTCGGTGCGAGCCACCGTCAGCCTCGGTAACCGCAGAGGGTCGCAGCCCTTGCCGTTGCATCCGAGCGCGAAGGATGTTCCCGTCCTGACGTGTCGAAGGCGCGCCGCTTGTTCACTCCGCTGCAGCGCACTTGGTCCGACGGAGAACTAGGCAGCATCCTGACAATCCGATCGGTCGTCTTTTAGCGCAGCTCGCTTCCAAGCTCTTTGGGCGGCCGCTTGAGCCAGGGGGCTAGGCCTCTTCTGCCGGCGAAGGTGGTCCTGTGCTCGAATCAGGGCAGCGTGATCGACGCTGGCCGCGTGGGCGATTCGAACGGCTTCCTGCTCTTCCATGCGGCGGTGGTGGTACTCGATCTCGGACTCGAGGATCTGCTCGGGCTCCGTCTCTGGTTTCTGCGGCGCACCCGTGAATGGATCTGGTCCCGCCGGGACATAGGCCTTCGTCTGCAGGTAGTGAACGGGCGCCGGCTCCTCATAGCGCTCGACGATGGCGAGCCAGAGGTGAATCACGCGACCTCTACTGTCGGCCCAGGACAGGCGGCGGCAGCTTAGGACCTCAACGCGAGGGTCACCTTTCTGGGGCCTACGGAAGCGAGAGACGCGACGACGCTTCACCTTCGGTCGCGGCCTGCCCAACATGGCGGCCATGAACTCGGCGTGGGTTTCCTCCGGCTCCTTCGGCTTCTCCTCGGCGCTCTGGACCCAATAGACCTTGTCGACCGCTGGCTCTCCCTCTGGCCATACGATCTCTACGGGCTTGCCCTTGGCGTTGGCAATGAGGGTGCGGGTGAGCTTGGGGAACCTCACGCCCGAACCCCGATCCCTGCCTTGGTCGGGCTAGTGTCATTCCCAAACGCCGCGATGGGCAAGCGTCGCCTCGCCTGGCCGCGGCGGGCTGCCGCCGCCGATCAGCCCGGCGCCGC